GATTTGATCGAGAAAAAGCTATTTCTTGCAATAACTCCTCGCTGACGATTAGGTCAGTTTTGTTGAAGTGTTCTGACTTTGCTATGTAGTCAATGAAGATGGTTTTTATCAGGTTGGCGGGCGTGGTCATTTGCCAAGCCGGCTCTAGTTGCCTGACCGCTCTTAATCCACGGGCGAGTTGATAATCGGAGATGCGAAAGCTTACGGTTGGGTTGCTCATTGAATGGACTCCTTTGATTGAAGTTAATTGTTACAAGTTAGTAATGGACTAATCTTTGCAATGATACTAGGGTTTACGATAACACTATTATCATCGAGTTCGGCACATTCACGGTCAAAGGTATTATTAAAAAACCATACATCTCCTTTACGCGGATATGCGGCTAACATAACTTCAGCTTGTGCCAAGCTTATTCTGTATAATAAGCCATCACGTCCAATTTCTAAGTCAGTACCATCTTCAAGAATTGCAGCAATAAAGTATGGTTTGCGTTTCATAATGATTGCTCCTTTAAAGTTGTTTGAAGGTTAATTGGATTAAAACTAGTTACTGGTGTTCACTATCGAACGTGAAGGTAGTATACAGGGGTTTGCCGGGGTTTGCAAGGGTAAACATAGGTTGGTAGGGTGCAAACAAGGGTAAGTGGTTGAAATGCTTGGGAAAGAATTGTTTGCAGGTGGGCGTGTTTGCAGGTGTGGGCATGGGTAAGCAGAGGGTAAGTGGTTGGAATTGTTGGTGAATATGGTGTTTACAGGGGTTTGCGGTGTAAACCTACCCCACCCTTTCCGTCTTATCAATTTAATAAAAAAATTAAATACTAAACTACCCTCCCCCTGCAAACCCCTATCTGAGGGAACAGGGGCGGGTTTACAATGTAAACCGGGTAAACATTGTTAACGTCTTGATATTATTGAAGATTACCAGTGTTTGCAGGTGTCAGCACATGCAAACAAGCAAACCTATGTAAGCACATGCAAACACAGCTAACTAGCTGATATTGTTAAGTTTGTTTTGTTTGCCGGGTTTGCCGGGTTTGCTCATGTTTACTTGAGTTTACCGGGGTAATCTTAGGTTTGCATGAGTGTTCCGGGTTTACACTGTTTGATCTTAATTTGCCCATATAAGCGCCGATTCTGGCTGGCTATACCGACATAGCGGAAAATAATGATCGTTGCGTGGCAAGCCTGTTTTGTCGTTTTTAAAGGCAATGTGGCTATGGTGGTCGGGTGGTTGTTTTGTTTTCAGGGTGTAAACACGATACCCTAGCCACGATGCATCACCAAATTGAATTGTACTTTCACCTCAGCGACAATAAAAAGGCGGCAAGAAATCACTCTAGCCACCTTTCTAAGTTGGAATAGTTAATGTTAGTTATAGGTTTGATTAGTTTGCCGCTTTCTCTAATGCTGCGAAAACTTCAGCCACCATATCGTCGCCATAAATCGGAACGACGATTAACCTAATTTGCTCTTTTGGCATTTTGTTTGCTGCAAGGTTTCCGATCATTCCTAAGCAATCGTTGTACCGAGCTGTGGATATGGCTTTCCCGTTTCCGCCGGAATTAGGTTTGTCTACTTTCTCCCATTTCATCTTATTGACATTAATTTGAGCATTCCCAACTGTCCACAATTCATCTTTTTTCACGGCTTTAAAGACTGCTCGAACCTCAATAATGGCTTTTTGCAATCCCTTCTGAATCAATTCATACGCGAAGTCATTCTCATTTGCCCAAGCAAGCAAATTTTCTTTGTTGCCAAATTGTTCGGCAGTCGGAAAGATGGCAGTTGGCAAAACTGTTTCATAATCCTTCCCGTTAACTGGGGTAATGATTTTTCCTTTCTCAAGTTGGACATAGATAGATTCTGACATAGCGATTCTCCTTTAAAATTCTTTTAAAAGTTTTGTTGGGCTTATTCCCAACCTATTGAACAGGATAATAAGTCCTGTTCAATTAGTCAAGAATAAAACTTAACCTTTTCTGAAATATACTGGAATATCCTTGCGGCAAATTACTAGCACTTTATCTTTGTACCGAGTTTTATTATCTAAGTAATGTTGATAATTAAAACAAGTTTCTTGCTCACCATTTTCAATTACATACACCATAAAATCTTTCCCAAATTCATAATCTTTACATTCTTGCATTATAACACCTCTTGTTAAGTTTCCACGTTTGAAGGTACAAAACTGTTTTGTCTTTCTAATTACTAAGCTATCACACTTTATTAATCAAGTCAACAAGTATTTTTCATTCAGTCGAATCATTCAAGATATGTTATCTGAACAAAGTTTTACTGTTGATAATGATGAAGGTAATAACTTTTGAAAGCAATGTCAAGTTTTATTTTCACAAAGTTTGTGGCCATTCCAATATTGGAAACATTTTTCCGTTTGCCAGGTATTCAATCTGCTTAGCTTCCTAACTTCTTTGATGCTTCCACTCTTTGTCATGACTTAGCAGGTTTGCTCGCGTAGCGAGGGGAACAATTTTTATTTTCCTAACAATTCCTGACAAGTGATGCCTCGGTTCGTGTGTAACAGATTAGGGGTTCTATACTGAGTTGCAAATTTTAGCAAGTATCAATTGCCGGCAGTTTACTCCAACTAATTAAGTTAGCATGGGAACAAACTTGAAACCATCATTAACTGTTGTTCATTTATGAACAGCCTAGGCAGCCAAGAACAGTAAAGGTGTTCTAAAATATAGCCGAGCACAATATGGATGCCGGCATTGGGAGGTAATAGCTGCTCAGTAGGAAACGTTGCTGTTTTTATGGTAATATAACTATTTTTCTTGCCATTCCCACTATAATATGTCACTATAAGCTATCATCATTTAAAGATTTACCATTTCCATATTAATCATTTCCCAGTTATAGGCGCTTCAATGTTGAAAGAACTCCGCACTCAACATCGCAACATTATTCAAATGTCCTTTAATGGATATAAAAACAACGAGATTGCGGAACGTCTTGGAATGGCCCACACAACTGTATCAACCATTCTTCATTCACCATTAGGACAAGCCTACTTGAAGGGCTTAGAAGATCGCGCACAAGAAACCACCTTGGATGTCCGCAAAAAACTTGTTAGCCTCAATAAAGCTGCTCTTGATACCTTTGAACGATTGCTTAATCCTAAAGAGAAAGCACCTCATGCAGTACAATTCAATGCAGCTAATTCTATACTTGATCGTAACGGCTATAAAGCGCCTGACCGCCTTTATGTTGACATGACCATGCAGACTAAAACAGATCAAGAGATTGACGCTGAAATCACGGCCATGCAACAAAGTTTGAATAAGATCCAAGTTAAAGATATTCCCAAGATTACAACTGTTACATCTGATGATGCTGAACCTGAGTTAGACGAAGCTAGTTTGATTGAGTTAATCTCTGGTGATGAAGATATGGATTCTTCTGATAAAATTATTAATTCTGCAGAAACTGTTTATCAAGATGATTCGATTGATTTTTCTCCTGATGCTATCCGTGACCAAAATACTGAGCTTTCAGAAGAATCCATATCTTTGCTATCCAAGATTCCAGCGAACATCTTTCAGGTTAGAAGTTAATGCTTGAGATAAGCCAAAATATTATTCCAGACCTTGAGAAGCCGATTAAAGATATTTCAAACTTAAATCGTGATCAAAAGGAACAATATTTAAAGTTGCTGAAAGAAAAGGCAGCCAGAATCAAGTCGAATAAAATAATCCAGTATTATCCAGAAACTGGGTTGTTAAGTCGGCATAATTATCCGAAGCACATGGCATTCTTTGCAGCAGGTACGAGCTATCCAGAACGTTGCATTATGGCCGCGAATCGGATTGGAAAATCTGAGGGGATTGGCGCTTATGAAACAACACTTCATGCAACTGGTCGTTATCCTGATTGGTGGCCTGGATATAGATTTACTCAGCCAGTAAGTATTTGGGCTTGTGGCACAACTAGCACCACCGCACGAGACATCGTTCAATATAAATTAGTTGGCACTCCAGAAGAACATGGTACTGGACTGATTCCAGAAAAATATATTCTAAAAACAACACCTCGTGCTGGTGGTGTACCTAATGCAATTGATACCATTTTGGTGAGGCATATATCTGGTGGTATCTCCCGCATTAAAGTCAAGTCTTATGCTGAAGGGCGAAAGTCATTCGAAGGAACTGAGCAAGATTTAGTTTGGCTAGATGAGGAATGTCCGCTAGATATTTATACTGAATGCTTGACTAGGACCATGACAACTAATGGTCTTATTATGCTGACGTTCACGCCGCTCGCTGGACTTACAGAAACTGTTCTGCAGTTTATGCCTGAAGGTAAGGTTGAAGAAGTTCAAAGCGGTTCACGATTTCTAATCCAAGCAACCTGGGATGATGCACCACATCTTACACAAGAACAAAAAGATAAACTCTTTGCTGCTCTTCCGCCACATCAACGAGAAGCAAGAAGCAAGGGTGTTCCGCAATTAGGATCTGGTGCAATTTATCCAATCTTAGAAAGCAACATAACTGTTGAAGATTTTCCAATTCCGGATCATTGGAAAAGATGTTATGCTTTAGATGTTGGTTGGAAAAAAACTGCTTGCTTATGGGCAGCTACCGATCCAACCAGTAACATTACGTATCTTTACTCTGAATATTATCAGGGCAATGCTGAACCAGTCATACATGCCGAAGGCATTAAAGCTCGCGGAGTTTGGATACCAGGCGTAATTGACTCTGCTGCACATGGTCGTAGTCAAGAAGATGGTAAACAGTTATTTGAAATTTATATGGGTCTTGGGCTTGATATTACGAATGCAAACAAGTCTATTGAGTCTGGACTTTATAAAGTTTGGCAAATGCTATCTACCAATAGACTAAAAGTATTCAGGTCTCTAGTTAATTGGTTTAGTGAATTTCGTATTTATCGTCGAGATGAGAACGGGCAAATTGTGAAGGATCGAGATCATTTAATGGACGACACTCGTTATTTGGTAATGTCTGGACTTGATCGTGCAATTGCGAAACCATATTGGGAAATGATGGCTTGGGAAGCAAGCGAACTTTATAATGAATCTGAAACTAATTACATTACAGGATATTAACTAATGGCTCCAAATACATATCAATTTCCTGTAGAAGAATTAATTAATCCAATGCAAGCAGCGCAGCTGCCTACCTCTGCGGATTCTAACTTTATTGATACAGAATTACCAAACGACGAGCAAGCTCAACTATCTGGCCAAGTTCCTATTTGGGCATCTGAGCAGCCAGTAGAAGAGATTCTCGCTGAACAGACAACTCCTAATGATGCAATTACTGAAGCATTAATTGTCAAAGAAGTTCTGCAAGCTGAAGCTATAGTGCTTGTAACCAATATAGCTGATCGTCAATCTAAAGATGTTATTGCAGACTTGACGACTAAAACTCTTGAAGGTTATAAGATTGATTTAGCTAGCAGAACTGAATGGTTAGAACTTAATGCTCAGATCATTGATCTTGCTAAGCTTCAAGTAAAGAAGAAAACTTACGCAGGTGAAGTAGTAGCAAATGTTAAGTATCCGCTAATCATTAATGCTTGCATGCAGTTTGCAAGTCGTGCATATCCAGAATTAATCAAAGGTAATAACGTAGTCCGAGGCAAAGTGATTGGTACTGATCCTGATGGTGAGAAACTTAAAAAGTCTCAACGGATTAGTGAGTTCATGTCGTTTCAGCTTTTGTCCCATATGGATTGCTGGGAAGAAGGAGTTGATCAACTTCTTTTTACGTTGCCTGCAATTGGATGTGCTTTCAAAAAGAGTTACTTTGATTCAATTGTGCGAAAGAACGTATCAAGTTTAGTATTTGCTGATGATCTAGTTGTAAATTATTTTGCAGAATCACTTGAGCGGGCTCCACGAGTTACGCATAAAATTTATCTTTATCACAACGAAATCGTTGAGCGTATCACCTCTGGAACATTCATCAAGTTTGATATTGCTTCACTTGGTCAAGCAGTAAGTGATAAGACAAGTGATATTGATGATGAAACCCCGCATCTTTTTCTTGAACAACATCGTTGGTATGATCTAGACAATGATGGTTATCAAGAACCTTATATAGTTACAATCCATGAAGCCACACAGAAACTTGTGAGGATTTCTCCTCGTTGGGCATCTGATGGAGTTATTCGCACCAACAATTCTAGCGGTATCCAAGATCCTAACGGCGCAATAGTTAAGATCATTCCCGAGCAATACTTTACTCGCTATTTGTTCATGCCATCTATTGATGGTGGTTTTTATGGTATGGGTTTCGGCAGTCTTTTGATGAGCAGTAACTCTGCCATTAACACACTGCTGAATCAACTTATCGATGCCGGGACACTTTCTAATCGACAATCAGGTTTCCTCGGACGGGGTTTACGTCTTGGCAGGGGCAAATCAATTCAGTTAAAGTCTGGCGAATGGAAACCAGTCGATGTAACTGGAGATGATCTTCGCAAGAATGTTTTTCCAATGCCAGTACGTGAACCAAGTAATGTACTTTTCCAATTGCTTGGACTCTTAATCGAGGCTGGTAAAGAACTTGCTGGCATGACCGATATCTTGGCGGGTAACTCACCTGGAGCAAATGTACCAGCGGAAAGCGTTCTAGCATTAATAGAGCAGGGCCTGCAAGTATATTCAGCAGTTCATAAGCGTATCCATCGATCACAGTACAAAGAGTTTAAAAAGATCAAGAGGTTGAATGCGTTATATCTTGATCAAATGACTTATGGACTAGTGCTGGATGATGCTAATGCAATTGTTCAGGCTGATTTTTCTAGTAGTGATTTTGATATTGAACCTGTATCTGATCCAAACGCTACCACGATGGTTCAGCGATTGCTGAAGGCGAAAGCACTGCTTGACCTTCGTGGACAAGGATTAGATGATAAAGAGATTTTACGTCGTTACTTGGTTGCATTAGATATTGAAGATATTGAAGCATTCTTTCCTGAAGAAGAAGCTGGGCAGGAAGAGAAGCAATTAGCTATGGAAAAGATGCAACTAGAGTTACAAGAGTTAACGGCAAAAGTAGGTAAGTTAGTTGCTGAAACTGAAAAGATTTACGCTGAAATTCCAGGGCATGAAGTTAAGCAAGCGAAAGAGCTCGCTGACATAGAAAATGATCAAGTTAAGTTAGCTTTGCAGGATAAGCAAATCACGGGGCAATTAGAGCTTGGTAGAAGTCAGCAAAGTTTAGGAAAAGCACCAGGCGGATTAAAGGAATCTACGATGAAACGAGAGTATGGAATGGAGAGTAATAATCAAGGAGATGCTGAATGATAACAGCTGAACAATTTTCAGAGTGGAAAACACATCCAGTTACGAAAGAGATCTTTACTGGTCTTAAAGAACTTAAATTAACTCTTACAAATCAATTAACTGAAGGTAGTTTTACAGAATATGGTGCAGAATATGCGTATGGTATGTTGAATAAGATTATTGGTCAGATTGCAGGAATTGATCAGATTTTAAATATCTCATACGAAGATGAGAAAGTTGATAGTGGGAATGTAGATTCTAAGAGTAGCTATTAAGAAGATTAACATTTATTTAAAAGGGTAATATTATGAGCAGCGAACAAAACATTAATCAATCAGGCATTATACCTACTGGTGGGCACTTACTTGTGCTTCCGGTCAAAGTTGAAGAAAAGACAGCTGGTGGAATTTACCTTCCTAAGACAGCACAGGACAAAGAGCAGCAGGCAGCAACTGTTGGAACGTTAGTTGCTGTGGGGGCTAGCGCCTGGATTGATCTTGATGATGGTAAGCCATGGGCAGCAGTTGGAGATAAGGTAAGTTATGCTCGCTATGCTGGAGTTTCAATGACCGGTCAAGATAATGAATCGTATGTTTTGATTAATGACAATGATGTGCTTGCAAAATTACTTTTTTAAATAGGTGTTATGATGGCAGAAGATTTTATTGAAGACATTTTAGCTGGTCCAGTAGCAGAAACTACTGAGACAGTTGCTAAGGTAGAAGATACAGTTGTTAAGACTGAAGAAAAACCTGCTGAAGTTGCTAAAGGTAACGATCTTCCTGGTGTTACCGAGTTAGCTAAGCAACTTGGTTGGCGTGAAGATCATACTGGTGAAGATTCTGTTGATGCAGCCACATATATCTTACGGTCAAAAGATATTCAGAAGTCAATGAGTCAGCACAACAAAGACCTAAAAGAGCAACTTCAAGCTCTTAATGGTTCTGTAAATGCTTTAAAAGAACATAATGAGAAAGTTTATAAAATTGAGGTAAAGAAACTCGAAGCTGAAATAGCAGTTCTCAAGAAAGAACGACGGTCTGCGATTGAACTTGCAGATGTTGATAAAGTTGAATCGTTGGATAAGCAAATCGAAGATATTCAAAAAGATATTAACGAACCAAAAGAAGTAACGCAGAAAATCAATACTAAGACTTCTAATCCAGTTTACGATGCTTGGATCACGGATAATGATTGGTATTTGAAAGATGATGACATGGCAAAGTTTGCCGATACTGTGGCGCAGCAATATGTTGGAGCTCCATTAGATCGGATTTACAAGATAGTTAGGAATAAGGTTCAAGAAGTTTTTCCAGAAAAGTTTGAAACCAGCAAAGTTATTGCGACAGTTAAACCTCCTGTTGGTCCAGCCAGTCCTGTTGAAGGATCTTCTGTAAAAGGAAATAACTCTTCTTTTACTAAAGCTGATCTGACTGCTGATCAAGTGCAAATAATGAACCAATTTGTACGATCTGGAATTATGACTGAAGAAGCATATATTAATGATATTGCAAAAATGCAAGAATAAATAGAGGGTATGATAATGACTGAGCAAGCAAAAGAAATGATTAGTAAGAATGTAACTGGTGAGCAACCACGTAAGCGAATACCTCTAGGTACTCGGAACATTTTAACTGCACCGAAGAAGCTCGGTTTCGTGCGCCGATTTGTGAATGATAAGGGTGATAGGATTCAGAGTTTTAAAGATGCTAGTTGGACTGTAGTTGATGAGAACGTACCTGTTGGCGATGATAAGATTGGTCGAGCAAGTTCATTAGGTAGCTTGTCTAACCCACATGTCGGCGGAGGGCAGAAAGCTGTATTGATGGAAATTCCTGAAGAGATTTATAATGCAGATAGAGCATTAAGTCAGGCAAAAATTACTAAAGTTGAGAATGAAATAAAACGAAATTCAAAACCAGATGCTTCTGCTGAATCGTTTGGGCAAGTTTCAATAAGTTAAAATTAATGGAGTTATATTATGGCGAATCTTGATACTCCATTCGGGTTTAAACCGGTCAAACATTTGAACGGGGCTCCCTGGAATGGCAAAGTTAATGTTTATTATGTTCCTTCTACTGACGGAACTGCAATGTTTAAGGGTGATGCAGTAAAAAGTGCTGGTGCTGCTGATGCAACTGGTAAATATCCTACAGTAACTCAAGCTGCTGCAAGTAATGTTATTCGTGGAGTTGTTATTGGTTTTGGTGATAATCCTAATACTATGACTAATCCTGATTATCCAATGCGTTCATATCGTCCTGCATCTACTGCAATGTATGCTTTTGTAGTTGATGATCCTTTTGTGATTTTTGAAATCCAGGAAGATAGTGATGCTAATTCAATTACTGCTGCAATGGTAGGTTTATCTACTGATATTGTTGTAGGATCTGGAAGCACTACTACAGGTAAATCTGCAATGGAACTTGATTCTAGTGATACTGCAACGGCTCTTGGTCAATGCAAGATTCTTCGTGCAGTTAATCGTGATGATAATGACCTTGGTGATTATTGCAAGTGGGAAGTTACCATTATTGAACATGAAATGTTAGCGGCAACTGACGTATAAGGAGACTGAATAATGGGAATTATTACTACTAGCAATTTTGCTAAAGATCTGGTTCCAGGTGTAAAAACTTGGTTTGGGCAGAAATATAAAGAATATCCTATTGAGTATCTTGATATTTTTGAAAAAGGAACTTCTATTAAAGCATTTGAAGAGGAGATGGGAGTTACTGGTTTTGGCCTGGCAGCTATCAAAACTGAAGGTGCTGGCGTTGTTTATGACGATCAAGAACAAGGATTTTTGAGTCGTTATACTCATATTACTTACGGTCTTGGTTTCATCATTACGCGTGAAATGTATGAAGATGGTATTGCAGTGACTGTTGCATTGAGACGGGCAAGTGCATTGGCATTTTCGATTCGTCAGACTAAAGAAATGGTTGGGGCAAACATTCTTAATCGAGCGTTCAATAGTTCTTATACTATGGGAACTAATTCTGATGGCAAGGAGCTTTGCGCTACTGATCATCCGAATAAGTCTGGGGGTACTTGGAAGAATGAACTTACCACCGCAGCTGATCTTAGTGAAGCAGCTCTTGAACAAGCTTGTATCGATATCGGTGCTTTCAAAACTGATCGTGGTCTTACCATTGCGATTATGCCTCAGAAGTTGATTATTCCTACTGCGTTGGAGTTTGATGCGTTTAGGATTCTCGAATCTATTGGGCAGTCCAATTCTGCGAATAATGACATTAATGCTTTGAGAGCATCTAAGAAGTTTCCTCAAGGTGTTAAGGTTAATCATTATCTCACTGATGCTGATGCATGGTTTATCGGCACCAATTGTCCTGATGGTTTAAAGTATATGGAACGTCGAGCTGATGCATTCGGAACTGAAAATGACTTCGATACTGAGAACGCCAAATTCAAAGCTACTTTCCGTGGATCGTTTGGTTGGTCTGATCCTCGGGCAATTTTCGGAAGTCCTGGTGCTGCGTAATCGGCGTTCATAAGTGAACAGCCCTATTAGGGTTTTAAAACTGACTGCTTTTTGTGACGAGCTTAAAGCAGTCTTTCATCTTTGGGTAAGTGAGAGTTAAAATCTTTCAGGCATTTCTTTGAGATAAGAAATGTCCCAGGAGAAAAATTATGGGGTATACAAATTTTCCAAACGGTATTACAAGTATGGGTATTCCTTTCCCTGGTGGAGTTCCAATGGGATTGACAAAAGTTCTTTTTGTTGATTATGGGAACGGATCTGATGGTATAGCTGAGAAGGATAATTCTCCAGTTAAACCTTTTAAGACAATCTCTAAGGCAATGGGGTTGATTACAACTAATAAAAATGAAGGTATTGCTCTTATGGGTAGTGCTTCTCATGTTTTGACTGAGATGCTTACTGTAAGTAAGAACCGAGTTCATATGTTTGGTTATGACCCAGGTGGCCGTATGTATGGGCAGAATGCAAAGGTTTCTATGGGAGTAACTACTGCTGCTACAGATTTGGGTGCATTGCTCAATACTGGAGTTCGTAACTCTTTTCGGAATATCAAATTTACTTCTGCAAATACCAAGGCTGAAAGTCTTTATACAGTTCTTGAAGGTGGTGAATATACTGTATATGAAAACTGTGAGTTTTACAAAGAAACCGATCTTGATGAGAATCTTGCATCTGAGTTTGTAATGAACGGAGATTCTGCACAGGTTATAAATTGTACCATTGGCAGTTTGGCTAATGCTCAAGCAGGTGATAAAATCAGACCAGGTATTTTGGCTACTGCTGGTCTTGCTGGAGCTGGCAAGGTTGCTCGCGATGTTATGTTCAAGTCGTGTGTATTTTGGAAATCATCTGGACATGTGAACGGTCGTCATGTTTATGGGGCGAATGCAACTGATGTTGAAAGAATGATGCTTTTTGATGATTGTACTTTCGTAAATGCTAAACTTGCAACTGCTGTACCTGCTCAATGTGTAGCATTTGGTTCTACACTTACAGTTGGTCAGGTGCTTATGAAGAATTGTGTAAGTATCAACAATACTAAACTCTCGACCACTACAGGGGTATTGATTGTTGGAGCTGTTCCGACTTATGCAACATCTGGTATTGCTGTTCAGTCTTAAATTTTAAATAATTTTAACTTTCCACAGGAACATAACATTCTTGTGGAAATTTAAGTTTATTTAAAGGATATTAATTATGACATTAACTAATTTTCCAAATGGTATAAGTATTCCAGGTTTTGTCAATATTGACGAGAATGGAATTACTTTACTTAACACTGTTTGGGATGATTTAAGAGTTCCAGTTACATCAACTAAACTTGGTGGTTCAAAAGATCCAGGTTTTGCTAAAGTACTTGATAATGGAAGTAGTTCACAAGGTTTATTTACTTACTTATTTGATGCTGGTTCTGAAGAAGAAGTTTACTTTGCCTGCCAGTTACCACATAATTGGAAGAAAGAAACAGATATAAAGCCGCATGTTCATTGGATTCCTGTAGCAAATGGAACTGCTGGGCAGAAAGTTTGTTGGGGTTTAGAATACAGTTTTAAAGTAATTAATGGTGTTTTTGGAAATAGTACAATTATTTATGGAAATGAAGTTAATCCTAGTGTTAGTGTTCTTGTAGCAAAAACACATTATTTAACTTCTTTAACTGCAATAAGTATGACTGGAATAACTACTGTATCTAGTATGTTGCTTTGCAGATTGTTTCGTGATGCTACTGGTGCTGGTGGATTAGATAGCTATACTGATGATGCTGCATTACTTGAAATTGATTTTCATTATGAAATTGATAGTTTAGGTTCAAATACTGAACATAGTTAATAAAGTTTATTTGGAGAAATTATGAGATCACAAACATTAATAAGTTCAACAGTTGATGCGGTTAATAAGATTTTAATTATTGATAATCAAAATTTAAATGGATCTATTTCAATAGTTGGGCTTGTTACTACTGAAAGTGTAACTATTCAAATTCCACGAGTAGAAAATCCTGCTGTTGGAACTGATACTGATTGGACTAATTTTATTTATGCTGGCGATGCTTTTGTATTGGATGTTGATAATAATCGATTAAGTATTCCTTATCGTGGAACATATAGAATAGTTAAACCTGCAAGTCCTGGTAATGCTTTTGGAATAAGGTTTGAATAATGCTTACTCCATCTATTGATTATACTTTAGTTGCTTCTATGGGAAGGTCTTTAGGATCCTATCGTAGCCGTGGCCCGTCCTACCCCTCCGACCTAGCACTCCTCATCGCGGCCAGCAACGGTACAATCGGCTCACTTGTTGGACCCCCATTACAGTTCTCGGCTGCTGCTGGCCAGGTTGCGAAGGGTGATGGCACTGTTGGTGATTCCCAGGTTATTGCTAATTTGATCCATGCTGATGGGTATTATTCTGCTCCGGCTTATACGAATGCACTACCAGATCCTATAGTTTTTGTTGAATCTGCTGTAACTAAGGTCGGGGAGCTAATCACTGAATCAGCAACCGACGCCCTGCATAGGGTTTATGCTCTGAATGCCGGGGCGGCATTGGTTGATGGTAGTGTATATGTTGAGGCCAAGGCATCTGGGCGGCGATATGTGCAACTTACATCGGAGACAGGATTCGTAACATTTGATTTAACTGCCGGTGTAGTTAGTTACGAAGGTGGTGGAGGGAATGGAAACATAACTGCCTTATCAGATGGGTGGTTTGCTTGTCATGCAAGCGGAATGGCCGGTAGTCAATATGTAAGCATTTGTTTGCAGTTGATTGGTACTGCAAACTACAGGCTTCCGAGTTATGCTGGCGATGGTGTTTCGGGCATACGTGTCCGGAATGTAATGCACACGGCAGGTGATTACCAATTTGTCCCAATTCCGGGGGGTCAATCCACAGTCTCTACCGTAGGCACTACAACCGGCAACGGGCTATCTGTTGAGCTAGATACATCCATAACGGACTGTTTATCCGGTGTTAACACCGTAGCCGCCCGCATAACTTGTGGGGCAAGTAGCGCAGAAATCACAGCGCCTCACAATATCCTCACAGTAAACGATGTCGCGGCTGGGTTGCTCTACCTTGATGCAAGCGGGACATTAAAATCAACAGATGGAACGAATACCGCAACAGTGTCCATAGCCGGAGGTTTCGCTCGTGGGGATGCATTGCTGTGTTTCGAACAGGCTAATAGTGCGGGCACTCAGTTTCGAGTGGGCTATGAAAAGAATGGTGCCGGGACTATCACTTGGGGCTCTTGGGCGACTTTCGACGGATCTTTTAATCCTGGAACTTACCTACGGGCGAACCTGAACAACGCCGCGCCTTCTCGGGTTTCCGGGTTTGATGTCAGTAGCCTATCGCTCGACGATGCACATTGCCTCATTATGGGCGATTACATAGGAGGTTAGACTATGCCGCGTAAGAAACTTAATGTCATCGACCGTGGCCCTGATTTCTGGATGTATGTCTTGAGCGATACAAATAGGCCGTTCTGTCAGAACTGGTTGAACTCTTTTCCTTGCGGAACTGCTGTAGTTGATGGCAAAACTGTTGGCCTATACTTCATTCACTTTTTAAAATATGGCGATGGAGATAGTAAGGGTGAATGTGCTGAGATTTTCGATGTTGGACCACTCCATGCTGACGGATTTATCAAGAAACAGTCAGTCAAGAAGATGCTAGAGGAAGCTGAAGTGTTCGACTCTGATATGCTAGACATCCTTTCAACACCGAAAGCAATAGTAAAAGCAGACAAAGGGAAAGGCAAGTCAGGTGAACAAATCATCAACGAGCGTTCGGCAATACTTACTAATGAATTTGCGGGATTCACCTTTGATGATGTTCTGCGGGAACGTCCAGACCTTTGGCAACCAGCAGTTGACTCAGAAACAGGAGTAGAAACCCCAAACATTTGGAAGTGTAACCTTGGCCCCACGGTGGAATCGTGAAAACTCGATACTGTGAAATCATGGGCATCGAGAGACTAATTGATAGGTTCAACTTTGTCCTCGATGGCAGCATTGAAAGCATCATTGAGAGAATAGAAGTTACAACCGGTCTTTCACCAGATCCACTATATTTCAAAATTCACCTCGTGGATTTTTCTGATGATGTACAAGCGCAAATGCAAGAATGGTATCCAGGACAACAGTTCAAGCAAGTTCCTGGCTATACCGACAACGAGCGGAAAACGATATTGTTTGCAACAGTATATAACCTTCAATTAAAAACTATCGTCCATGAACTCACACACATGCTTTTAAACCTGCAATTTACCGAGCAGGAAATACCAAAAGAGTTGCATGAGATAATCGCGCAACGCATGGAGGAATTAATCAAATGAAAAAGAGTCATCTTGATTTTGGAATCGGGTTTTGTTCAGTTGCTATAATTATGATTTTAGCCGTCATGCTGTCGGGGTGTGGCGTCAAACAACCTGGATCTCGCACTCTCGGATTTGGCCCGGATGGGGTAACGGTTACGAGTGAAACCACTGAACTTCCAGCAGATCAACTGGTAGAAACTGAGAAAGAAAAAACTCGTCAGGTTTGCTATAAGCAATTAGCAGGTAAGAAGGCAAAGATTGAGCAACTTGCAGAAGCACAGCCTCTTGTCTATGCCCTTATTGCTCAAACAGAAACGATCAATAATGCTATGTCTTTAGCGATTACCAAAAAGGCATATGACCCTTGCCCAAGTTCGACAAATTCAAGTGATGTGGCAATAGCTGATGATGCAATGTATACCCGTATTTATGATGGGTTATTCAAGTTTGCTGGAACAGCTGCAATGACTTGGGGAGCTATAGAAATTTCTAGCGATTTGTTTGGTGCTTTAGCTAAGGCAGGGTCTACACAACTTATCAATTCTGGAACTGGCGACTTGACTATATCAGATGCGTATAAAGATGTTTCATTAGCGCCTGGAGCAACTTCTGGAGGTATTTTCAACAATCAGACAGCTGAACCATTTGTTTTTGAAATTCCAGCAGTGCAATAGGATTGAAATGGATAAAGAAATAATTGTGTTTATATTATTTTAGTTTTTGTTTTGCTCACAGGAGCTGGAGCAATATTGTCAACTTATTTATGGGAGTTGCAAAGGCTAAAATTGTTAAATGATCTTCATAAAAACATTTCCATTAGAGTTTCGAAATGACAAAATAATTCCATCGAGGTAACCATATGATTGTTTTACTCACTATAGACAATCCTAGTTCAGATGGAACAATACATATCCAGAGTGATCAATGCAAATTCAGGGGGACATGTTCAATGTTATATCCAGGAGGATTTGAAGGTATGTGTCCATTTCATAAGAAAGAGTTTAATCTTGATACACATTGCATTGTTCGTAGGTGCATGTTTCCAGAGGTGCAAAGATGATATTACCTGGTAAGCAAAGTTCTGAATATTTAGCAGTTATGGTTGGCTTAATTATTTCTGCTTGTTGGATACTTGGTTTGGATGTTCAGCCAGTAATAGCTATATTTGTTTCTAAAGAAGTTGCTGATTTGATGGGAACTATTGGACAAGCACATCCACGAGGTGAATGGCCAGCGATGGTTGGGATGTGGGGTGGGATATCAGTTTTTTCAATATGTCGAACTTATTTAAAAGTTAAATTCCCTGCAATGGAGAATAAATGAAATTATTTGCTACTGCTGAATATTGGAGTTTATCCGAAGTTAAAAGAACTATAATCTCTAATGGGTGTGGGCCTGGTGGATGGAAAGCAAACTTTATTCCAGATCATATTTTATATATCAACATAATTGAAGCTTGCAACATTCATGACTATATGTACTCTGTGGGGGCTTCTGAGTATGATCGTGAAGAAGCAGATAGAGTGTTTATGAATAATATGATGAGAATTATTGAAGGAACAGAGCAACTTTGGTTTATGCGTCGATTGAGACGTAGATTAGCTCTTGAATATTATCAGCAAGTAAGAGATTTTGGGGCAGTTTATTTCTGGAAAGGAAAAAATCCAGATTCAACAATGAAGATTATTTAACTTAAGGAATCTTTCATGGATGCTAGGCTTGAAAAACAGTTTCATGAGCGTAAAAGAAGTTTAACTGATACTGATATTGAAGAAATTCTTAGTGCTTTTGAAAAGCATCCACGTCAACATATTTGTAGGTTTGAAGGAGTTACTGAAGAAGATTTTTATGAATCAGTTAAATTCTTTAAATACTTGAATGAAGGATTAACGAGTGGTAAAAATATTATTGCAAAAACCATTTTAGTTTTATTGATAACTTTTCTTTTTGGTTTAATTACTTCTAATATTATTACAAAATTTAAATGAGCTTTAATAATGTTAAAAGATCAAATAATTCAAAAACTATATGATTTTTTACTATCTGAAGAAAAAATTCCATTTTGGGATAAAGCTGAGGTTGTTACAATTCTTGGTGGGGATGCAAAAATTAGAATTCAAGCCATAAAAGAATGCATAAACATTATTAATAATATAGCTTTACCTGAAGTAAAATAATTTAATTTAATGAGTTAAATAATGTCATATCGACCTGGTGATTATTTAGTCATATGTGATCAATGTGGATTTCAACGATTTGCCTCTGATTGTAGGATGACTTGGGATAAACTATTTGTTTGTGCTGATACTTGTTGGGAAGAAAAGCATCCACATTATACTGATCCGAAACCGTTAGGTGAAAAGCAGAGTGTTCCAGTCCATAGGCCAGAACCAACTGAAGTTTTCATAACTGAATTTATAACTCAAGATGATTTATAAATTGGAGAATATTAATGCTTAGAACTGATTATGTTTTTGATGCAAGTGAAAAAACTATAACTTTTACTGATACTGTAGTTGCAGATCATTTAGAAGTTATAATAAATAGTATTGATGAAATTACTATTTATAATTCAATTTCTGCAGTAACTACAGGTACCCTTGTTGGGCAAGTTCTTACATTAGCATATGATACAGCATCTATGTCTGATGGAGATACACTTCAGATATTTTATGCAGATGATGCAGTTACATCTTCTGGGTATACATTTGAAGAATTGATAGATAAAGTTAGTTTGCTTGTTGATGATGCTTCGTTAGCGAACTCTTTTGGAGATTTTATTAATCAGGGAATTTTTGAAATTGCTGGTGGTATGCCATCATTGTTAGATGGAATTGCAAATCCTTTACCAAATACATTGACTCCTCCATTACCAAATTTATTTACAATAGGTACGATTACAACATCTATTACTGCTGCATATGTAAATATGCCAGTTAATTTTCATAGAGACTTACAGTTCGTTGCAGCTTCAACTGGAAGTGAAATCGACATTGCTGATTCGTTCATAGAGTTTGCAGAAACTTATCCATTGCTTAATAAATCAGGTAGGATTTCTGAAGTAATTGAACATGGAAGAAAGTTTTATTACCAAGGAATTCCAACAAGTGCAGAAGTAGTAACTTTGCATTATTATCGTAAGCCGGTTGCAATGGTTGTTGCTGCTGATACGCCTGATGGAATACCAGATCATTTGCAAATTCCACTGCTTGTGAATTTTGCTGCATGGAAATCTTATGAATATCTTGAAGACGGCATCGAAGGAGAAACACCAAATACGATTAAGTTTAAGAATCTTTTTCTTGAAGCCATGAGAACTTTTGAACTTTCACTGCCATCGTATGTTCGTGGATTAACGCTTAGGTAAATATTATTATGGCTGAATCAATTATACTTAAAGGTGCCTTAGGGATTAACAATAAGATTGATCCTTTGAGGCATCCATATAATCCTGAAACTGGCGTTGGCTTTCTAGCTGAGGCAATTAATTGTGATATTGATGATAGCGGAATGTTGTCACGAAGATCTGGCAGGATATCAATTTCAGCAAATGCTTCACACTCATTATTTTGTTCTGGAAATTACTGCTTTGTTGTTCAGGATCGTACTTCAGATTCTGTTATTTATCAAATCGGAACTAACTTTGCATTGACTTCTAGGGTAACTGGATTAACTAAAGCAGCTAAGGTTTCTTTCTGGCAAGTTGGTGAGAAAACCTTTTACATGAATGGTTTTCAGAAAGGAGTTTTAGTAAGTGGAATTGCTGGAACATTTCCAGGATATACTCATGTTGGTGTTCAGTCAGTTGCAGAATATTATCCAGCTCCTATAGGCACTCATATTTGTGTGTTCAAAGGTAGGATGTGGGTAGCTCAAGATAATGTTATATGGGTATCTGAGCCTTTTGCATTTGGTAAGTATAGAATATCAGCTAGGTTCTTTCAATTCTCTACCAACGTCCTTATGATGATGCCAGTAGAGAATGGTGTTTGGGTATCGGATTCTACTAAAACAGGTTTCATTAGATTTGAAGATAAGTTTGAAAATATGAAGTTTGAAAAGAAACTTGATATGCCTGCACATGAATGGTCGCAATGTGCTTCATTAAAGAGTTTTACAAAATCACCATATAAGATACCTGGTTTGTCTGCTATATGGAGTTGTGATGAAGGACTTATGGTTGGTGATGAAGTTGGAAATATTCATAATTTTACGGAAGATAAAATGTATTATCCAAATGGCACTTCTGGTGCTAGTGTAATATTTGAAGATATTATTATTAACTCAGTTTACTAAAGGTGATTTAAAATGGCTGAAAGACTTTCAACAGGATTTGTAGATGCAGTAAATCAAACTGGTTCAGTAAAAGCTGTAATGGTTAATGGGATTATAGCGCTTTATTCTGGTTCTCAACCTGCTACTGCTGACGCTGCTGAGACTGGTGATTTACTTGGATTAGTTACGCTTGCAAGTGGTGCATTTACTCCTGGAGTTGCCACAAACGGACTTGAGATGGGAACTTCTGCAGCTGGAGTTCTTTCTAAGGCAGCTGCAGAAGTTTGGAGTGGTGTAGGATTAGCTGCTGCTAGTACTGGAACTACTGCTGGATGGTTTAGATGGTATGATAATGCAATGACTACTGGAATTAGTACAACTGCTGTTCGAGTTGATGGTGCTATCGGTGGGAGTGCAAGTTTTGAGATGCAGGGATCGAATGTTGTTATTGTTGAAGATGTGGAATTTGTAATAAATACATTCACTTATACTCAGCCGAAAGCATAATCAGCTATGCCTGGAATAGACTCTAATGTAAAACTCTGTATTGTCTCTAATTCAACAGATGGTAATACAGATTTTTATGATACATCAGTAGCAGCTCTTACTATTGTAGGTGGTAGTGGTGTTGCTCATGAGGTGGATTATTATTTCTATTCTCCAACTTCAATATACTTTCCTGGATCTGCAGGAGCTTATTTATCTACATCAATAATAACTCCATTAATTGTTGGTATTGGAGATTTTTCGTTAGAGTTTTTAATTAAACCCACAACAACTTCATTTGGAGTATTATTTGATGCATTTTATCCTACAGGGGATGCACAAATAACAGTTACGTATTATAATGGAACTCTTCGAGCACTACTGACAGCTAATGTAAATAGTACGTATGATCAGATTATTCTCGAAGATACTGTTACACATGGAAATGCTTATCATATTTGTGTAGAGCGCGTTGATGGTGAGATTACTTTATACACTGGTGGAGTTGTTCAACAACAATATTCTGGAGTATTAGAATTTGATTTCACTTGCGATTCAGGAGATATAGATCTTGCTATAGGATGTTCATTTGGTGGGACAACATCTGATACATATACTGGATATTTAGATCAGATTGTTTTTTCTGATATTGCTAGGTATGATGGTGCTTTTACTCCTCCTAACACACCTTATGCAAATGGGCCATCTGAATTTTCTTCCAGTGTAGAACCTCCTTTAGTTAGTGTAGAGTCTGAATTTTATACTCCTTTAATGCTTGGTGGAGATTTAATTGCACCATTAGCTAGTGTTTTTAGTACTTTCGTATTACCTTTTTATGGTACTATAAATGCACCATTAGTTGGAATTGCCTCATCTCTAGGGAATCCAATATATACAAGTTTAAACTCAAAACGGCCTATAATAGCAAGTACTTTTGAAACTCCAATTAGTTATTGGGGAAGAATAAAACCTACTAAGATTGATTTAAGTGCCTCAATATCTTGTCCTAGGATTTTCTGGGGAAATATAATTGCACCGAAAGTTGTATTAAACTCCGAATTTCCATGGGATGCCAGTATTATAGCCACATTACCTATTGTAGCAAGTACTATTTCTGTGCCTATGTCTTTAAGTGGTGATGTTGTTGCACGAAAACCAGTTATTACTTCTGCACTTAATAGTATTACAATATTTTTTGGAAGTTTAATAAGGCCAAAGAGTCATATAAATAGTGGCTTGCATATTCAGCAAACAGAAGAAATCATCAAGTATCGAAGAGATTGGCAAAGTCGATTATAAAGATTTTTGTTATTATCATTAATGGAGTATTATAATGGGAACTTACGTACCAGATTTTGCTGACCCTCCTTTTGAATGGGGAACACCAGTTATTTCTGATGGAATTGGTGCAACAGCGCTTGGACTTGTTGAAGATAAATATACTACAACAATGGCTGATGCTGAGGAAATGCGAGTATTGTTGCTTGGATATTTGGAGACATGGCAAACTGCAATTGATGAAATTGATGTAGATGATATTATAGTTCCAATCTTAACATCACCTACGCTTGATTCGACAACTATTACAGCTCCGACTGTACCTTCAGATGCTGGATTGTTTGCTGCATTGTTGGTAAGGCTTAATGCAGATATTACAAACGGTGCTACAGGACTTTCAGCAACAGTTGAACAGGCAATATGGGATAGGGCCGATGCAAGGTTAACAGTTGTTGAGGCTGCTGAACAAACTGAGATAGAAGAATTTTTTTCATCTCGTGGATTTGATCTTCCTACTGGGGCATTAACTGCTAAACTTCAAGAACATCTTAACAAGCGGTCTGACAGTAGGGATGATTTAAATGATAAGATTCTTATTCAAAGTTCAGAACTAGCTCAGAAGAATAGTCAATTTGTAATTACTGTAGCAAAAGATATTGTAGCAGTTCTTCTTGACAATGAAACAAAGATATTTACTGAACGTTCAAGAGCGCAAAGTGAAAAAAATAAAGTTATAATTGATCAGTTTGAAGTTGAAGTAAAAAATGCTGATATGTATATTCGAGCAGCTATCGCTGAAGGTGAATCAAAACTTGGAGGATATACAGCACTTGCTGCATTACGTGAAAGGATTATTAGTGGCATGGCGAATATTGCTATGCAGCATGCAGCGTCACTTTATGGAGCTACGAATATGACAGCTTCATTGAGTCACCAAACTGGATTTCAGAAATCTGAAAGTACACAGCATGGGGAATCTAGAGGGGCGTCTTATGGACGTGATGCAAATATTTCTGAAAATCATCAGATTCAACATGATCCAGTATGATTCCTACAACAATAATATCTGATGAGGCTGGCAAATCTTTCATCGGGTTTGCTAGAGATCAGCTTAGGATATTGAGAAACTTAATGTCGTTTCAGAAGCTCAATCAAGGGTATAGGAAAGAAAATCCTATACCTGGAGTGCTTGTTGAATGTTGGTCGAGTCATGATTACTGGCTTGGTAAAGAACAATCCTGGATTAAGATATCTTCAGTGATTGATAATCCAATATCAGAAGAAGAAGTTATTAAGAAAGAAAATCAAATCTGCCCATGCTTTCCATGCTTTTCAATGGGGCAAATAATGGTAATCAGAACAGTTCCTACTGAAGAGGAATATAGAGATGGAATAAGATTTGAATATGATTGTGCTGTTTGTGTTGGAAATAAATATATAATCCTAGAAAATCATGAGATTAAAGCAGCAGCCTGGGAAGAATATTATGTAGGACAACGAGTATTAGTTGGTATTGATGTATTACTCGCAAGTGACCCGATTCCTAATTGCTGTATAAATAATGCTTGTTTATTTTCAGCTCTTATGGATACTGATAAACTTGTCCCAATGTGTTTTTCAATATATCCTGTTCATATGGTAGGAATGCCGGCATGGTTGAAATCATAAAACCGCAGTTTCCTGGAATAGTAATTGAGAATGTTTTCAGGTCTTATCCGTATTTAGCAAGTGCAGAACTTGATGTTGCAATGTTGAATGGGTGTGTCAAAGAAGCAGTTGTAACAAATATTGCAAGCATAACTGATAACACTGTTGATGTGCTGTATGATGGAAATACTTACACAGATGTGCCAGTCTGGATTCATACTGATTATGGTTGTAGAGCAAACAAACTTACTGAAACTGAACTTAGTGTGGCTTCAGGATATTTTGCTCGCGCAGCTAATTTATTTACGCTGAAAGCAGATGTTTATCACAGTAATATTAAGCCAAAGATCGGAGTGACTCCCCCAGGAAGTTTTCTTGCAGAATCAAGAGATCCAAGAGTTCTTGTGATAACTTATATTGATGAAAGTAATATAACTCATGTTACTGCTGTAATTAGTGTCATAGATAATGGAGTTTATGATCCAGCTTATTTAGCAGACAGAAGAACTCAAGCCCCACCATCATTTAAGCCATATTTACTGCTTAAAGAAAAACTTGGTGTTTCAACATATACTTGTTCTTTATTCGATTTTGCTACTGATGCAAGTGCTGAAATTCCAAATGATGCTTATGATGCATTTGTTACGGCAGAAAGTATTGATCCTGATGATTATGATCATTTCTTCGATGGAGGTATTGAAGAATATTTCAGTATTAACTATACAAGATCCTATTGTCATGTTCCGATGTTTCCTGATAGTCCTAATTATGAAGCAACAGGATATATGTATCAAGGAGGATGTACTTGTTTGCCTGTAGTTAGAGATGACGACGATGTTTTAGTTTCTTGGATAGTTGATGATAGAGATATATCTACAGTTGTGTGTTCTGGAACTTCTCATACTGTATTAGATTATTTCTTAGCCCATACTGCTTGTGGAGCAGAAGATGGGACTTTTGAACATATTGGTACTGGTGGATGTTCTGGAGTTTATTATCTGGATCGTTATACTGTAACTGAGACTATTCCAAGCAGTGTACTTATTTATTCAGAAGTTACAGGTTTTCCAGATGCTAGTATCATCGCAGGTAAAAGAGAAATAACTTGGGATTCACGTATTAGAAAAGATATTTTCAATGTTTCGATTATTGGCACATATGAAATGTCTGGTACATCACTTCCTCTTACATATACAACTAATTACACAATAACTGCCCGTATAAATGATGTTACTTTAGTATTTTCAAGAACGAGTCCAGATGGGCCTGATGGATCTGAGATTATTTTTGAAAGTATTGGAACGATGTTCTTTTCATTTTCTTTAGTTCAACTTATTATGCTTGATAGTGCGTTTTCTTCTTTTGGGGATGTACAACATGACTATACTCCTACAGTTGGCATCTTTACAACGAACTTAAATCAATGGCTTGCAGATAGATATTTTGCATTAAAGACTGCTGACAGTATATCCACATTATCACTTGAACTTAGGATTGTTTTTATTCCTTATGATATACGTGAAGCACAGATTGTTTAGTAATAAAATGGAGAGTTAAATGTCAACGGTTAGAACAAATATTATTAATGGAGCTTCAACGCAATATGCAAGTTTTGATTTTACTTCATACTGTGTTTTTAATGGAGTTGTATTGGGGGCAGGTACAGCTGGAGTACATAAGTTAAATATTGGTGACGATGATAACGGAGTAGATATAAATGCTTATTTTATTCCATATACAGTTGATTTTAATGATGATCATCCAAAGCGTTTCCGAAGAGTTTATGTAGGTGGAGAACTTGATGGCCAGATGAAGCTCACAATAACTGGAAATGATGATAGTGTTAATGGACCGTTCTATGTTGATTATAACACCGATGAAACTAAGCAAGTTAAGATGTTTTCAATTGATCGAGGTGAAGGAAATAAATTTGTTTATGCTGATCTTAAGTTTGAAAATGTAACTGGATCATTCTTTGCAATTGATTCACTTAATGCAGTTTATTCAACACATGCTCGAAGGAGAAACTAATGGCCGTAAATGAACTAAGTAAAGAAAATCCTATTGGAAGATATTTACAAAATTATAGTGATTCTATTTCTGAAGAAGAAAAACAAAGAAGAATTAACGAACGCTCAGCTAGGATGCTTAAATCTTTTGGAGGTGTTAATGTTCCAGGAGTGCAAGAAATACCTCAGGCACTTAATGTAGATAAACCAATAAATGGTTCAGAGGTAATAAATGCTACAAATTTACAAAATATTAAAAGTCCAGTAGTTCAAATTATTCCTGATACACGTAAAACTGCATTTGAAGATCAAAGAAGTTCCAATAGAATTCTTCCAGTAATTACTAATGTAGCTAGGAATGAAACTACAGGAAAGACTGCTGCACTTTACTCTGATGGAAGTGTTAATGGAGTTCCCCAGCCTGCAAGAAGTCAAGGAACAATGGGTGGATATAATCCTGATGGAAGTAGGATAGTACCTTCTGGAAATCAAGGTGATCAAAATGTATTGAGGAATCTTAGTAGTGGAATACAGATGACAATGCCTGATGGAACACCAGCAAAAGAAGTTGCTAGAGTTCAACAAATGAATCAGCAATTTGATCTTGAACGAAATGATCCAGTTGCACAGCAAAATAGAGCTCTGGCTGCTCAGCAATGGTCAGATAGGCAGCCAAGCCCAATCGTTTCAGAATCAAATGAATATGAATTATTTACAAAAGAAAATTCTCCTAATATGGGTTGGCAAGAGAGAAAAGCATATAATGATCAAATTTTAGCAAATCGGCAATCTGGTAAAAATACATTGGCTCAGTTAGAATCTCAGCAAAACATTGCTAGAAATCAAAATGTTATTGCTAAAGATGAAAATCGTATAAAAGAAATGGATGTTACTGGTCAAAATACATTACGTAATATTCAAGGACAGGTGACACAAAATCCTCCAACTAAACAATTAGATGATTCATATAAAGTAAGGGATAAATATAATGATCTAGGTCAAGTAGTTGGAAATGAACTTTATAATGAAAGAACTGGAGAACCAAAGAATCAATTAAAATTTGATGAATCACAAGCAGATGTTATAAAAGGATTACAGAAAATGAAGCAATCTAAAGATCCTCGACTTGCCGCAGCTGAAGCTAGATATAAAGCAACTTTTGGAAATCTTCCGTATTAATAAATCTTCCTTATTAATAATTTAAAAACTATAGGTGTATGAATGGCTGGATTTTTTGATGATTTAGAAAATACTACTTCGCCAGTAGGAAAAAGTTTTTTTGATGATTTGGAACCAATCGAACCAAAGTATGAACGTACTTTAGGATCTAATTTAAAGGATGTTGGAATATCTCTCGCTAAAGGTGTTGTTGGAGCAGGACAAGGAATCGTAGGTCTTGCTGATATTCCAACTGGTGGTAGAGTTGGTAAAGGATTTGAATCTATTGGTATAAAGCCAGAAGAGTGGCAGAAAGATTTGTCAGCAGAACTATCTCCAGCACAGCAAGATGCTAATAGGAAAGTTGATTCTGCGAAAGGCTTTGTTAATACTGCTCAAGCAATGTTAGAAAATCCAAGCACTATTGCACATGGAATAGTTGAAACATTACCATCTGTTGCTGCTGGTGGGATATTAGGTAAAGGTGCTCTTACAGTTGGAAGCAGGTTAGCTCCGAAAGCTATAGCTACTTTAGGTAAAACAGGATCTGCTATTGCAGCTGGGGCAGTTGGTGAAGGTGCAATTGGAGCTGGTCAAACGGCTGAACAAATAAGAAACCAGACTCCAGATGATCTTTTGACTGCAAAGCAAGCAGGACTTGCAGCATTGTCTGGTGTTGGTACAGCGGTGTTTGGAGCAGTTGGTGGATCGTTAGCAAAGAAACTTGGTTTTGCTGACGTGGATACTATGATAGTATCTGGGTTGAATCCTGCCAAGAAAGAAGGGCTTCAAGGAGTTGCTAAATCAATCATTGCTGGTGCTATAACTGAAGGTGTGTTTGAAGAACTTCC